CCGTATTTGTGTCAGCTTCTTATTACCCGGAAGTCCGGTAGACATTTTAATCCACTTGATATCAGCCATCCTGCTTCTCCTTCTTCATGTAATACCGCTTAATGCTGCATTTCTCTCCGTAGCGGTTATTTACGGTTTCCATACGGCTTGCAATCGGATAACCGAGACTTCGCAAGTCAGATACTCTCGATGCAAGTCTCATAACGCCCAAATCACGCAATGCGTCAATCTGTGTAATGCTTCCGAATACTGCAATATAGTCAAGGATTCTTTGATTTTGCGTTGGTTTTCTATCAACCTTCTTACTCATTCACTGCACCTTCTTCCTGAATATCAACTTCAATTCTTGGATTATCTTTGTCTATGAAAAACTGATCCGTGAAACCGGCAACACCCTTCCATCCGTCAGCAATAATGATTCCGTTACTTACAAGCGCATCAAGTATGAATTTCTTTGCGAAGCATACATTGTCTAAATCTCGCTTTCTATTCGGTTCGTACCACCGGAAGGACAAGCGCACTGGATTCTTGAACGATACTCCCTTCAACTGCTGCATGATGTACACTGATATTATTCTTTCAGCATCCTTTTTCATCTTGGCTCCTGCCTGCCGGTGTGTCCGGCAAGCAGAAGTGTAATCATTAAGATTCGGTAATTGTCCGTCAATTACTAATGTGACCATATAAACACCGTCCTTTAACCGAATGGAAGTTCATCGTCAATACCATCCGGGATAGACATGAATCCGTCTCCTGCCGGTTGCTGTTGTGCCGGTCTGTTATAATCACTGTTATCAGATGCTCCGGAAGCGTTCTTGCTCTCTGCAAACTCGATTTCATCAACAAGAATCTGTATACCGTATACCATCTGTCCTTCACGGTTTGTATAATTGTTATTCTGAATGCGTCCGGTGATAAGTGCCTTCATACCTTTGCGGAAATACTTCTCAACAAACTCGGCTTGCTTTCCAAAAGCCGTATAATTGAAGAAATCTGCGTCCGGCTCTCCTTCTCGCTTGAATCTTCGTTCCACTGCACCGGAGAAACTTGCGATTGCTGTCGGGTTTGCTCCCTGCGTATATCTCACTTCCGGATCACGGCAAAATCTTAATGTCTGAATTACTTTATTCATGGTTGTACTCCTTTCTATGCTGCGAAGCGTACTCAGAAAATCCTTCCGGGTAACGCTCAATCAATTTGTTGATGTTCTTCTGTGCAATCTCAGCAAGGTTAAAGCCAAACGATTCACACATCATGGCAACGTACCACATTACATCTCCAATCTCTTTTTCAACATCGCTGTAATCCAAATCGTGTCCGTGGAAAATCCATTTTTTAATCATGTCGTTCAGTTCTCCTACTTCACCGGATAAACCTAAACACGCATTGAATACACCGCCCACATCAATTATCGAATCGTATACGTCCTGCCATTTCAGCAGCCGTTCGGTGCATTTTCCGTCATTGGTTCTCATTGCTAACTTCTGATATAATTCCATATCAATTCCTTTCTACAAGTAGTTCTTTCCGAATATCTCCCGGAAATTAAGTTCCGGATATTTCTCGTTAAACATTTCTTGTGCATACTGTTTTAATCTCGTGTCGAGTGCCTTATTGAAATGCACTCCCTCGTTGCTGCCGTTGTGATGGTGATAGCAAAGCCACACTTTCAATCCGTACTTCTCGGAGTTCTTTCTGTTTGATGTTCCAAAAAATATGTGATGTTCGTGCAGATTCAATGTCGTTTCACACACAAAGCAGCATTTCTCACTCTGAATTATTGACTTTGCCATTTTGACGCTCCCAAATCTCCAATGCTCTCTGCATTTCTTTTGATGTTGGTGGTGCAATGCCCAACTCAACCGCTTCTTCAATCACACGGTCAAGAAACTTCGCCATTTCTGCAGTGTCGTACTCACTTGAACCTTTAATCATCAGATATGCCGAAAACTGACCGTCACTCTTGTAAAACTTCCAATGGCCGGGAAGTTTCGATATATCAACATTTGTCCTTAATGTAGTTGTGATATAACCTTCCTCGTCCTTATACAGAACACCGTATTTTTGGAGCATATCTTCATACACTTCATCCTTGCTGCTGTTCACAACTCCGGCAATCTCCGTACAGACAGCCCATAACAGCGCATTCGCATCAAGTGACCGCTTTTTTCTCCACGGTTTAGCAATGATTGATAACTTATCGCAAGGTTTGAGAGATTCAATCTCGCCGGCAACCGTCTTTTCATTGATTGCAAACGTAATCAGGAATTGTCCGGTCTGCCAATCTTTTGCAATATTCAGAACTCTGCCCGTACACTCCATCCTAAACACCATCCTTGCTGTATTCCCACTTGTAACCACCGGTTTGTCTTAATTCACCCGTGCAGCATCTTGAAATATGTGAAGGAAAAATTCCTAAAAACTGCCCTGCGGATTTCAAACTTTCCCACGTTCTAACAAAAGTACCGTCCAATGTATATTGATTCACTTTTTTACAACGCCCGGCACTAGCTCTTTCAATGGTTTTCCCGTGGTGCATATTATAAATACCGGTACACCATTCAAGATTATCTGCCATATTATTAGTTTTAACTTCATCCTTGTGATTAACTTGCGGATAATTGTTTGGGTTCGGAATAAAAGCTATTGCAACTAATCTATGAACTGTGTGAGTCGTTTGTTTTTTGTTTTTTGTCAAACCTACTATGAGATACCCCCTTGCACCGGTGCCGAGTTTCATAAGATTACCGGTATAAGTTGAAACGATATTCCCAAGATTGCTAACCTTATATAATCCCTCATAGCCAACAATATCTTTCCACACTTCCATCACACTGCCCCTTCCTGCGGAAACAAACCTTTTTCGATGCACTCACTGAGATATAACATCCTCGGTTCGTATCTGCTGATAAACTCCTCGTCATACGGTATTGGATGGTATGTCAGCCGGTTCGTATCAATCTCACGGTAATAGTTCCGGTAGTCGGCTTCTTCAAGTGCGTATGCAACAATCCGTGCTTTGTGGATGCCGGAGCCGTACATTTCAACATTTACTTGCTGCCGGTATGCGGATGATACCTTGAACTCTTTTTCCGCATTGTGCGTCTTGACCTCGAATATTTCTTCATCCGTATTACCGTCAAGATTCACACGCAACCGCCCTTTAATGATCTGCTTGTCCTTTTCCAATCCGGGAATATTCAGCGCATCCAATATCTTATGTTCATAGGCTGTGCCGGCCATCATTGCTTCATTGGTGAAATTGTTCCTCTGAATACCCTGCTTTTCTCTCCACCACTTCTCGAATGTTTTAGTATTCCATCTACCCATGACATACTTCGTATCAGATGCACCGATATAGCCTGACCGGTCCTTACTGCTTATCATTGCTTACCTCTTTCAGAATGAAGTTCAGGTTGTTCTCGACAACGCTCAAAATCTTGTAAGAAGTCAAATACTGCTTCAATTCTTCCTCTGTACGCTCCATTTTCTCCGCAATCTGTCCGATGGTGAGATTGCCTTTCTTCTGAATAGCCGTGATCGTCTCGAAAACACGCTCCTGCACCTTCATGATGTCGTGGTATCTGTCGTTATCTTCCTGCTGCTTGCGCTCGTTTTCTTCTTCTTCCAACCACAAATCAAATCCAAGTCCGGTATACATGGCAACCGCCTTTACAAAAGAACGTGTCATACTGTTCCATACTCTCTGTTGACTCATGCTGTTGTCTTTGACCGGATTCGCACCGTTCATGACCGGAGACTGCATATAATAAACATTGTTATCAATATGTATCTCGATCCGTGTCTCGTAGCACCGGTTCGCAATGCCGTTTTTATCTGCAAATACGGTTTCGGATTCATACAAGCTGCCGCCGGTTTTCGGATTCTGCACCGGAAGGAAATACACCGTTTCTGCCCCGTTTTCATGCAGCAGGTCGATGCACTTGTTATACGGAAGGTAATCTGCGCCGTCCCTATTCTTCGTGAACGGACGCACATCAATTTTTCTCATTTCGTCATACGGTTTCAGCATTTTTCTTTACCTCTCTTTTCAGAATATATTCTGTCTCTCCGACACTTTCCGAATCGGAAATTTCTCCTATGATGTCACACGCTGTTCCGAGACTGCCGACCATGAATGAAACTTCGTCTGTGTCGTTGAACTTCTGACCGTCATATTCTTTCTCTGTTGTCTGCTTAATTGTTAATTTCCACATTGTTTCAATCTCCCTTCATGTGCTTTTCACAAATATCGACGATGTGTCTGCATAACGCTTCCGGGATAATACTTCTCTCTTTACTGTCCTTTAACCCTTGACTGCTTCCCGGTGTGTGTGATCCTCTTGGTGCAGGAACATGACATGAATCACCATTCTTACACATTGGTTTGAACTGCGGATCTGGATGATTCGTCCAAATGTCTGTCGGTTTCATTCGTGTATCACCATACTGACAATATGTGACGGTATGCCTCGGTAATCCACGCATCCAAGTCATTTTTCGCATTCCACCCCTTGGATTCTCGATAAACCAAAACTTCGGGGATAATGCCATAATTAAACGCAAAACGTGTTGGTCGACTTCATCACAGAATTTTGCGTATTCGCTGACCGGATCGAGATTCCCGGTTTCTTCATTCCTTCGCCTGTGATGGCTTATTGCGGCAATGCTGAATGTGGAACAATCCGGGGATGCCCATATCACATCAGGTCTGCCAAATTTCCGAAGTATCTCTTCTGCGGTAATAGTGTTTATATCTGCGTATAAACTGATGTTTTCAAATCCTTTATCCCATTCCACTGAAAAAACTTCGTGTCCTTTTGCTTCAAATGCTTTGCCGATACTTCTCGTTCCGGCAAATAACTCTAAAACTTTCATTTTGCCTACCGAAAGGTAATCATGATTTTTGTCCGGACAACCTTATTCCTTTCGTTTGTTAATATGTGTTTGTTTTTTCTAACCTCTTATTCGCTATATCCACATATTCCTTATTTAGGTCTATACCGATATAGCTGCGATTTAATTTTTTGCTTACGATACAAGTAGTTCCGCTTCCTGAGAACGGATCAAGCACAATATCACCTTCTCTCGTTGCAGCAAGAATCGGCGTTTTAACAAGTTCTTCCGGGAATGGTGCGTAATGATACCCCTTGAATGGTTTCGTGTTTATCGACCAAACCGCACGCTTGATTCTTCCTTTATGGGAATTTTTCAAAACATCATCTGTCTCGTAAGATACATCTGTCAGTTTTTCATCAATATCTCGAAACGCTTCGGACCAATCATCTATTAGCCACTTGATTTCGTTCCAATCCTCGACACTCGGAAAAGAAAAACCGCTTTCGTCTCTTCTGAACCAATGTTCCACTTTGCTTCGCTTCAAATCAGAATTTTCAACAATCACATCAATACTCGCCCTGGATCTCATGAACTCCACAAACTCTTTTTGCTCCGGAAGGTTTTTTCGCAATGCAATAATCTTCGTTCCCCTTGTTCGGTTCATACCTTGTCTGACACTGCTTTCCTGCTCCGGATTTTCATATTTCGTTCGAGTAGTTTTCGCTCCTGCCGTAGCATCTGCTTTTTTTACTGCGGACTTCAAAGGCTCATATTGTGTTGTAAATTTGTACTTCTTCTTTTTGGTGAAGAAAAACATTTTTTCATAATCGTTATTGAAGCGTGTTTTTGCGCTTGACGGCATGGCATTCGGTTTGTGCCATATTATCTCGTTTCTGCATAACCATCCGATTTCAAGCATTTTCACCTTGAATCTATCCGGAATGCCTAACAATGATTGGTTGAAATAAACATCATCGATATTTACAAAACAGCTTCCATCGTCTTTGAGAATCCTATAAACTTCACCGAATATATCCGTCAGCTTATTTATGTATTCTTCAAAATCGTTCTCTTGGCCGATTTGTCCATCTGCGCCGTAATCTCTTAAATTGAAATACGGTGGAGAAGTAACAACCAAATCAATGCACTTATCAGGGAATTGTTTCATCACTTCAAGGCAATCACCCTGCTGAATGTAGTTTGTTCTCATTTTCTTCACTAAAGGAAATCCGGCCGTGATTCCTAGATGCCCTTATCTCCTTCCGTTTGGATTCTTAAATTACAACAATCCCCTTTGACTTCTTTGTAAAAACTCTTGAACTCTTTCATAGACACCTCATATAAATTTGTATAGGCATCTTTGGTTCAGTTCGCCGTTCAATACGGCCGTGCTTCCTTCTTATAGTTCGCTTGTCCTAGCAAGATAATCTTCTCTGATTCTCTCCCACGCTTTAGGTTCACACCGCTTGCAATACCAATCACCGTCAATCTGTACGGCTTTTTCTTCTTGGATGCGGTTGCCACATTCGCAACATACTGGCTGTTTTTCAAGTTTTTCATCGAGTGCGTTATAAAACCGCTCGGCATCTCGCACCGGATCATCCGTGAAGCACATCCGTAATCACCCCGTTTTCAATAACAAACTCATATCCAAGACCGTAAAGCTGCAATAAATCTTCAAGTGTTGCTTTTCCTTCAAGAATCAATTTCGTTTCCATCTTCCGTTACCTCGCTTCCTAATACTTTGATGTTGTTCGGATCGCTGATATCCATTCCCTCATACTTTGCAAGAAATTCTTCAAGCGTTGTCTTTCTGCATTTCAGCCGTCCGAGTTTCATGAACTTCAACAGTCCTGCATTCTGCAGACGGTACACAAAATTGACATTCGTTTTTAGAATCTTTGCGACTTCGGGAACGGTGTATAACATATCTTGCATTCCGTTACTCCCTTCCGTGTTTTGTGCTTAAAGCACAATCTAAGTGCAAAAAAAATTACCCTTTCACAGACCAAATGATATCATCTACTGTCATTCCATATAGCGAAGCTAAACTTTTCGCAGTATCAATATCCGGCTTGCTCGTGTACTTTTCATAGGCAATAATGGTATTCTTGTTTTTGCCTAGTTTTTCCGCAACTTGCGCCTGCGTCAATCCTGCATTCACCCTTGCTGCTCTTAAATGAATAGCCATTTGCATACTTCCCCCTTTGATTTTATTGTTGTGCTTTAAGCACATTTTGATAATACTATATTAAAATAATTTTGTCAATGCTAAAAGCACAAATATTTTTGCTTTTATCTTGATTTATTGTGCCTTTGGTGTATAATTCTATTTACACGGAAGGTAGGTGATAAAATGGATAACAAAACTATATTTGCAAGTAACCTTAATAAATATATGAAACTCAAAGGAAAATCACGAAAAGATCTTTGCGAAGATTTAGGATTCAGCTACTATACCGTTACGGATTGGGTAAACGGGAAAAAGTACCCACGTATGGACAAAGTTGAAATACTCGCTGAATACTTTGGAATTTTGAAATCTGACTTAATAGAAGCAAAGTCTGAGGAACATTGGAAAATGCACGAAAAAAATAGCACAATAACAGAAATTATTGTGCGAATGCGTACTGATGAAGATTTTCTTTCTTTAGTGGAAACTCTTAATGATCTTGATAGGGGAAAAATTATCAGCGTCAAACAAATGCTTCAGGCCTTTATGTAGCTTGTTTACTTTTTAGCAATATCTGATAAACCAAATCAAGCAACGGTTCATCAACAGTTTCATGTAATAATTCAATGATTTGTTTTATGTAGTATTCTTTCATGGGCAAACTTCCTTTCCTGAAACATACGTTCTGAAAATATTATATAAAACACACTTGTCTGAAAACAATGGTAATTGCTACTAATTTACTAATTCGGTATTTTTTACCGAAAAACATATTTTTTTCATAAAAAATTTTTGAAGGGAAGTGGAAGTATGGCAAAACTGAACATTCGTGACCGTAACAAAGGGAAGGTTGACAAGAACGGGAAAGCCAAAAAGCCAAATTGGGAGTATCGTTTTGAAGCAGCGAGAATCAACGGTGTAAGAAAGCATATATCAAAGGCAGGATTTGACACAAAAGCCGCTGCATTGGAAGCCGGAACGGCGGCACTTGCTGAGTACAACCGTT